CAGTCATCTTAGAGTTTAGTATCGCAGGACTATGGTCGTCGATCTGACTTAATAGGTTTGATCTACGGAAAATATCACCGAACGAGTCTAACTTGTCCAAGAAGTAATTAGAGATAAGATCTGAAATCTGTTGTCGATACGATTCAGAGTTTGCAGTTGAAAGTGTAGAATCTATGTTGAAGGACGTCATCAACTTAAGGTAGACGATCTCTGGATCTACGAACTCAGTCTCGATAGACATGATAGATCTGAAGTCGGTCAGATTCTCTCGAATCAATGTCTTGACTTCATCTTTCACTGCATCTGAATATCCGCCTTGGAAATTAAGTGCAACGAATACTGATCCGAACTTAGGTGGTATGTTGTCATTACCGCCCCATGCAATCACGTCACTGATATACTGACCGTAGTTGCTCTGAATCATTGCGACGTAATCGTCTGCCGTAACAAGTCGTTGTTGAGTCGCGAATGCGCGTGGTGCGTTGATCTTGATTTCATCAACGGTCTCTTTCTCTGAAGCACCAGCAGATGGCATCTTTGTGGTGACTGTTACATCTTGGCCGTTAAATATATTAGTTCTAAACGCGACTGCGCCGTTGGCGTTCTTTTGCGATGTAGAAATATAACTGACTTCAATGACATTACCCGTCTTAGGTCTCTTACCTAACAACTCACCATCACCAAAGTACATCTCATAATCACCATTAGGAGATTCTCGTAGCATGTACACACGCGAGTCATTAGTGATTGCAGGTACGTCTAGAATATTTTTATATCTAACAGACACGTTAGCATTTGAGTTTTCATAGACTTGAACAATCATAGTTGACGTATCAATATTCTCATCAGGAATAACAAAGACAGTATCTACACTGTCGTCCGCAAAGAAAGTCTTTGTACGTTGTTCACCTTCGTACACCTTGACGTCCGAGAACACGAACTCATCATTCGCGTTTCGTGTTGCGATATAATTTTGATTAGTATAGAATACAAACGCGGTTTCGTCAATAGCGGTTATGAATGGTGATCGTACCGGTATAGTTTCTTGGTCTACAAGACCGCCTGGATCTGAGACAGTAACATCAATCACTGATATAGATGATGACTTAGACCTAGGAGTGTACCCCAGAGATTCCGCATGACCGACGGCAGAAGATCTTAGTTGTGAAGTCGACAGAAAAGATTCGTTGATTGCCATGTTGGCAATAAGCGCATTGATATGCGTGTTGTATGCAAGGACGTCTAGGATGCTAGACAACCCACTCGCATCAAAATCGTAGTCTTTGAACTCAGATGTGTTTTTAAAATAAGTCTTTAACTTACTTTTAATGTTTATGAAGTCTAGATCACTTGTATTGACTGTCATTTATCTCGCCCTTGATATTGATAGTTCCATCGTTACGACTTTCGTTGTGTTGATCACTTGAAAGACAATCGTAAGAGAAACCGCATTATATTCGCCTTGAATGTTTGCAGTCACACGTCGGAGTACTGCACGAGGTTCAAATAGTTTTATCTGAGTTTTCACCGCCTCTTCGATATCGTAAGCTTCAATCTCTGTATCTAACTGAAACAAAAACGACTCTAGGTCGCCACCATACACAGGTTTAAATGGAACTGATCCACGATTGGTCATTAACAGATTTTTGATAGACTGTCTGACAGCGGCCGCTTCCGTTTTCTTATAAACGTCGTTCGTATCTCGGTTTCGTTCAAACGAACAATCTATATCTGAGTTAGTGCGCTTTACCGATGTTGTAATAGGCGCATTACCTAGATTGCCGTCCTCAATTGAAAATGCTTTACCCATGTCATGAAACTCTTTTCTTTGTATTTATACAGAAAGTTCTAAGGTTGTTTCAGGTAATTTAATTTCAGGTAATGTTATATCAAATGAAGTTGGAATTCCTAGTAACTCAAGTACGTCACAGAAGGTTAACGTCAACAGATCGAGCAACTTACCTAAACCAATCGCATCTAAGAACTTTTTGATTTTCTTGATCCATATGTTGATCAACTCCTTTACAACAATAGTTTTCCAGTCTTTTGCTGATGCGACTAACTTGTCAATCTCTTGTTCGATGGACATTACCGTCTTATCAATATCACCACCAGATATTTCTTTGAGGGTTAAGTCAAACGGAGAAGGTAACGGAATAGAAAGATCCATGATCTCATCAATCATCTGTTGTTTGATCTTGCTTATCTCTTCGTCGGGATCAAACTCTTCAATATCTTTTTCTAGTTGTTCCGCTTGTTTTTGAATACGTTCTACCTCACGGTCCACCTTTTCTTTTGCAAGATCAATCTGTAGACGTATCCATGCCTCAGCGTCGAAGTTAAGCAAATCAATAATTTTAGGTAGACCTAGTGCGTCCCATATTTCCTTAAACTTTTCTATTAGTTTAGTAAACATCTTATGAAGAGTATTTGTGCACCAGTCCATGATCTCACTTTTGATATATTTCCAAGTGAGTTTCGATTTGTGCTCGTTACTGACCAAACCGAACTCGCCATCATAGTACCGCAATTCTTCTGGAACCAACTTGTAAAACGCATCTAGAATCTTTAATGCTTCGTCATTCAACATACCTTTTGCGCTGTCGTATGCGTCTTGTTCTAACTTACCGCTCTTGAAGTCTGCCTCTAGTTGTTCTAGTTTGGCAAAGTATTCGTCTGTATATCCCGATATCTGATTGGTCAACTCTTCTTGATATGCTGGGTCGGTAATCTTGAGAACATCAATCGACAATCCCAGTATAGGTACTTCAAACGATAGAGGTATAATCTTATTGATTAGCTCTAACATTTTCAGTGGGACGTAGATATGAAACTCTTGAATCAATTCTTCGATGGCGTCCTCTGATTCTTTCTCCCAGTCGCGCACCTTACCTTTCTTCCAATAAGGCGCAAGTAGATCTGCCATATCTTCCATGATACCTTCGAGTTCTTCAATCTTACTTTCGATCTCTTCTATTGCTTGTAGTTCTGCCTTACCTATCTCTTCGTCTATTCCCTTCTCGATTTCTTCAAGCGACAACCCTTTGAGATCTTTCTCTGCTTGATCTATTTTTAATCTTATCTGTGTGCGATACTCGTTGACTTGCATTTTCAGATCTGTAGGAATCTTCGCAATCTGATTAAACAGATTGACAAAGTCCGCTTTCTTAGGTAGAAGTGAATCGCTGCAAGGAAGTTCTATCATGAGTTAAGATTGATCTCTTCGCCGACTAGGGTGATTTTACCTGGAATGGACAGTCCGCCAGAATCCTTAGAAGAACCTACTTGGATGTTAATGTTTCCCTTTTCGTCCATCGTAATACTCGAACCAGAAACATGATTGATAGTAAATGTGTCGTTGGTCATCTCCCAATGAGTTCCAATCTGGTGTTGTTCTTTGATGCGCTCTTTCTTTGGCGTATCGTCATACTCTTTATAGTGTCCGCTGATAGTGTCATACACTTTGTTGTGAGGATAGTTTTCGTTAGACTTTACTTGCGAGTCGCCTTTTTTTGTTAAGTTGTTTTCTTTTGGTATTGAACCTACGATCAAAGGCAACTGCGAATTCTGTCCATCTAAAAATATACCAAACACCTGCGCGCCGACTAGCAGACCTAGGGTCTGCCCACTACCTGCATGAACAGTGTGTGTCACTGGCACAACAATCTGCGCCCATGGCAGATCTTCTTCTTCGATCTCATCATACACACCAAAGACACGCACACGAGCACGACCCAACTTCAGGGGATCGTCTGCGATGTTGACAACCTCGCCTAAAAACCATCGAGTTTGGTCGCCGTAGTAATCAATAAAACTCTGGGGTATCATGTCAAGTGGACCTCTGGTATATCTTCATCAACTTTTACGAGAGACATAGAGACCGTATAGTTCTCTTGTCGTATTGAGTGTTTACATGCGAAAATGAGAAAGTCTCCAGATTTTTTTGTATCAAAAAGAGTTTCATTATCGGTTTCTTCGCCCTTTTCGTGTTTCTTATTCTTTATAAACAACACACGAATCTTTCTACCTACAGATGTGTTAGTTTCACCATCAAAAAAGTCATGTCCGTTTACTGAGATCAATATAGGATCTTTAGTAAGTATATTAGACATAGCCCTTGATGTCATTTTAGATTTATATGCCGCCAAGTCTTCAGCTTCAGATAAAGAAGTCCAGTTTCTATAAGAAGAGGTTCCGCCTATTTGTGTAATAGTTTTTGTTTTAGGGATTTCTTCTCGCATCCACTCATATTTAAAAGGGTCTACATTTGGTAGATCTTTGACTATCTTTTTCGATTTGAATTTATCAGTAACATCCGACTCAATGTCAAAAATAAAATCGTTTTTCTTATTCTTCGTTACATCAATATAACTATAATTAGCACCTATCATACCTTTATCTAACAATGAAAACATATCAGAGGTGTTTCTTGATTCGTAACTAAGTATTGTTCTACGTTGAACTTTGCCCATAGAGTCATGTCTTGATATATTAGACTCAGAAAATACGTATGGGATATCCCAGTTAATAACAGGTTGAGTTAATAAACTTCCTAATTCGACAAGTTCTAGTTCTTCTTCTAAAAAGGAAGAGAACAGATAGAAAGGAAATCCATCTTTTGTTGATAGTCTATTCTTAACCCAATGTAACGCCTCAATAGGATTCATATTAGGTACGATTAATTTTATAAATTGTTGTTCTAACTCTCCGTACATAACAACTTCTTTACCCACAAGTTTCCCTTCCCAGTTTACTGTCCTTAGAAACTCATTTGAAATCTTAGAAATGATATCGCTTCCGTTACCTGAGTATGATCGGTTAATATTTTTCGTCTTAGAAAGAAAAGCAATATCTTCGATCAAGTGGGCAACATACTGTTCCTGATCATCTTTGATTTTTTCTGTTTTGATTAGTTTGTCTAGGTAGAAAGTCTTTATAGCGGGCCTTCTACAACTATGTGCGTCTACGACCGAAATCGATATTGTTATTTTCTCGCCGCCGCTAATTGTTAAAAAATCAATCGAAGCATCAAAACTCACAAAACTCATTACTGCAGTAAGGTAAGGTTTGTCTATATGTTCAAATAAGTCTATGTCAAGAACACTAGGACCTATCTCTACAGGAACGCCATTAATTGCTTCAAACTGAACGCTGTCTATTGAAATAGGCGTTGTATGTTCTGTGGTAGTAACACTCATTACGATTTCACTGATCTACTAAACATGGCGAAGATACCTGTCATAGAACTCGGTTTGATCACTCTGATTTGACGTAGACTTTCGTTTTGATGTTGATAATAATCAAGGTTGGTCATTTCAATCAATCCTGTGTTCCACCCACTTCTCGTTCTATAGTCTGTTATGTTTCCTTCATCATCGACATAATGATGAGCGGAAAGGTATTCCTTCTCTACAGATAATACCGTTGCCGTTTGTGTCACGACACCGTCGAAATCTGAAATAGTGTCGTCTACTAAAAACTCAGAATCATCAATAGGATCTATAACAACTTCGCCCAAACTTGTATCGATACGAACAAGGGTACCCTTCGCGCCACTCTGTGATACAACCGTAGTTACTTTTGAAAACATATCAATGTCGTCTTGAGTATTTAAAGTGAGGTTAGGAAAGTCTTCTTGGACCTTCTTTACAATAGACGTTTTAGTTAACGGCCATCCCTGCTCGCGTATGTGATCATTCATTAGATAGAATGTCCAATGTAATTTAGGGTTGTCATAAAGACTATACGAAACATTATCTGGTCTCTGTCCATCACGTATATAAACATCTTGATAGAATGCAGAGTTTTCTTTTACTTGATCTACGATCTCGATATACAAAGAAAGATTCTGCATAAGTGCAGTATCACCATTTGCGAACTGATAGAACTCTTTTGGGAAATCTAAAAAATATGACATTAGTAACCGTCCTCAATATCTCTTCTATTGACCGTAACTTCTTCAACAAAACTAAGAGATAGGTCTATTTCGACTGGTCTTCCATCTGTATGAAATGCCATCGATGAAGGGTTGTAGTTAGTAGACACTGCTCTCAAATAACAATCTTTCATTCTATTACCCACACGTTTTCTTTTTGTAACCGACTCCGTATATTCTTTACCTTCATAATCAGTACGTATAATTTCATCTTCAAGATCAAAATAATCTGCGATTATGAAAAGATTAGG